AAACACGGGGAAATCATTGAAAGAGTGCGGAAAGATTACTTTTATCTGCTGATAGATGAAAGGCGGGGTGATTAAAGCATGGAGATACCAAAAGCGGCAATGAGGGCAACTAATAACGCAATGCGTGGATATATCCCACACAGCGGCATTGTATCTGCCGGGGCAAAGATACTGGCAGGGCAGCAGTCGAAGGAGAAAAAGCAGGACAGCAGTAAGAAGAAAAAGCGGGTCCGGCTGACAGAGGCAGGCAGGGGAAGCGGGAAACCCGTACTTTGTCAGAATGTAACAGTCAGCCAGGCGGCAAAGAAACTTTTCGATTACGAGGAAACAGGGCTTGCGCCGTATGAAGTGCGGGTGCTGATGGAGAGGGAAAAGGCATTGGCTGGGCAGGTGAAGAAAATGCAGGACTGGTAAAAAGAAAGGAAGTGGGAAGTTGTACCTTTTGTATAAAGGGGAGATCGCAGGAGGGAAAAAAGCGGAAGGAAGCGAAGATGATGTATTTGACTGGTAAAGCGGGGTGATGGCATGGAAGCTGAAATGTGCGTAACGTACGGACGGGTCATACCGGAGGAGGAGCAGACATGCAGGGAATGTCTGAAAGTCATGGAAAGGGAGCAGCAGGAAACGGTAAGGGAATTGCGGGATATAGCAGACGTATTGAGTATTACGGCGAACACCGACAGCAATATAAAAAAATCAATGGAAGCACTGCTGCGGATTGCAGTCAGGCTGGAAAGGACGGCGAAATGAAGATAGAAAAAGAAAAGCCGCCATATCTGCCAAAGGTGGCATATGTACGGCTTCACACAGCAGGAAAGACTGCAAAGGATTACCAACAGGAGTTAAAAGGGCATGGATTCACATTCAACCAGTTTAAGCACATGGCGAAATCTGATGAATACTTTGACGGGCTGGAACTATGGGTGAGTATGTGGAGTTACGACAATCACGAAAGCTGGCACTTATGGAACTGGAAAAAGGAAGATGATAACCGGGTAATGATGGCAATGTATGAAGCAGAGCAGTTCAACCCGAATCGGCAGTATATAAATGAATTTGAGAGGTTCAAGGCTGACTGGGAAGCAGGAAAGTATGATCCCGGTTGCACGTACACTTTCCCGCTGGAAGCGGTGGAAGTCATAGAGGTTGTGCAGGAGGAAGAAGACAATACAGACCATGGGAAAGTAAGAAAGACGGTTGAAGCGGCAAAAGAAGAAATTTTCTTGCTACGGCGCAAGACAAGGGCAACAGGGAAGAAATACAGGAGAAAGAAAAGAAGATAGGGGGGCGGCGGTCATGAAAAAGAAACATTGCAGGAACAAATGGGAGGTATTGCAGAGAATCCGGCAGCAGAAACAGCAGGAAGCAGGGAAGCCACAGACCGTACTGCAAAACAGGCTGGAAACATTAAACCGGATCAGACCGGCAATGGAAAAGGCAGGAAATAAAATGAAGGAGGGAAAGACAAATGCAGATAGCAGCATTTAACGCAAAATGTCCGTATGAGATCGGGGACAGGGTAAACGTAATAAAGACGGCGGGGAGCAACGGAAACGGGCAGATATTTTCCGTTGGAACTGCAACAATAACAGATATTGCCTGCACGCATTATCTGAAAAGCGGGAAAATTCTTTTTACCTATGAGCTGGACGGTTCCGGACAGTATGCGCCGCTTATAAGTCCGCAGGAAGCAGGACTGGGCAGGTAAAAACAAAATTCATATCATACCAGATACAGGAGGGAAAAATAGATGAAGACAATCTCTGTTATAAACTTGAAAGGCGGCGTGGCAAAGACCATTTCAAGTATCAACATAGCGCACATTCTGGCAGCAGTACACGGATTCAGGGTTCTGCTGGCAGACAATGACAAGCAGGGCAACGCTTCAAAAATCATGAACCGGCACGGATATGACAAACCGGGAACCGCCGAGGTCATGACGGACAGGAACATTGATCTGGAAACAGTCATTCAGCATACAGACTACAAGGGTCTGGATATAATCACTGCAAATATGAACCTGCTGACCGCGAACCTGACAGTCATGCTTGACCAGTCAAGACCGCAGCAGACCCGTTTCAGGAAAGCGTTGCAGCAGGTGGCGGGGCAGTATGATTTCTGCATTATTGACAATGCGCCGGATATTAACGTGTCAACTATAAATGCGCTGGTTGCGTCTGATGATGTGCTTGTGCCGGTTACCATTGATGATTTTGCACTTGACGGGCTGGCAGAGCTGAAAGAACAGATTGACAATACACGTGAGGACTTAAACCCGGCACTGTGCTTCCGGGGGTGCTTCATCACACAGTATGACAGGACGAACGAAGCAGACCGGCAGGGGGAAGAATACCTGAAAGCGTTGAAAGAATATCCGGTATTTGATACACATATCAGGCGCACAGCGAAAATGAAGCCATGCACATTTGAACGGAAGCCGATTCTTGTTTATTCCAGCCGTTGCGGTGCGGCGCAGGATTACAGGGAATTTGTGAAAGAATATCTGGAAAAGACAGCGGCAACAGTGCAGGAAATGTGACCGGATCGGACACGGAATGGAGGGAAAGGCAGTGGCAAAGAGCAGGGCGGCAAAAAGTAATTTTAATCTTACGGCATTACTGAGCCAGCGTTCTATGGAGCAGGCGCAGGCAGGGGAGGAAAACCGGGAAGCAGGGCGTCAGGAGGGGCAGGGGGAGGCAGGGAAAAATGAAATTGTAATGGTAGACATTGAAGACCTTGTACCGTCAAAAGAAAATTTCTATCACGTTGACGCTGATTTGAAGCGGTCTGTTGAACTTGTGGGGATATTACAGCCCCTGCTTGTAAACAGACCGGAAAACGGCAAATACAAAGTCATAGCGGGACACAGAAGACGGCTGGCGGTGATGGAGCTGGTCAAAGAGGGAAAGGAAAGTTTCCGCTTCCTGCCGTGCGTGTTCAAGAAGGAAGATGTAATGGACCGGCTGGCAGTCATTATGGCAAACAGATTCCGGGAAAAGACGGACTGGGAGAAAATGACGGAAGCGGTGGAAGCGGAAGAACTGGCAAAGGAACTGAAAAGAGAATATGGAATTGAGGGCAGGACCCGCGAAGTGCTTTCCGGGATTACGGGGGTGGCAGAAGCACAACTGGGACGCTATAAAGCGATATATAACAATCTGCTGCCGGAGCTGATGGAAGAATTTAAGAAAGGCAATATTGTTGTATCGGTTGCAGCAGAACTTTCCGGCATGGAAGAAGATATGCAGAGAAAAGCGGCTGATATTCTGGAAAGCGGCGGCACAATTTCCCTGACGGAAGTAAAGGAAATGAAAAAGCGGGCAGGGGAAGAAAAGGGAGTACCCGGACAGATACAGCCTGAAACGGAAGACAGGCAGCAGGACGCACCGGAAGCCGCAGAAACGGGCGAAAATGAAACGGGGGAAGAAATACACGGGGAAGCGGAAGAAAACGCCACAGAGGGCGCAGGAGAACCGCAGGAAGAATATGTGGACCCTCAGCCGGATACGGTAACTTCTCTTTGCTATTCCTGCAGCAATTACGAAACCTGCCACGAGAAGAAAAGCACGGTTACTTCCTGCAACGCTTACATTGACCGCAGGGAAGCACAGAAGACAGATGAACAGCGGTACGATGAAGAACAGGCAGAGGTCGACAGACAGACAAGGGAAAAGTTAAGAGAACAGCGGCAGGAAGAAAAAATGTCACAGCTTCCGGGTGACAGGAAAACAAAAAAGCATGAAATAGTCATTGCGGCTGGCAGGTATGAGGAAATCACAAGCGGAAAACTGACATTTCTTTTGCTGAAAAAGGACGGCTACAAAGAGGGGGAGGAAATCACACTTGCAGAGTATGAGAACGGGAGTGCAACGGGCAGGAAGATTGTAATTGAAGTGCAGTATATCTGGCAGGACTGGACCGGGCTTGATGATGATTACTGCATTATGGGTTTTACAAGGAGGTAAGATTATGACAAAGGTATACTGTGATATATGTGGCAGAGAAGTGAAAAAGAAAAAAGAAATATGGAAGTGTACATTGACTGCAAAAATGGGAAACGAGCGTGTATCTTTTGATGAAAATATAGAAGAAATTTGCGAAAGGTGCGCCACGATCATTCATTACTGCATTTCCATAACGAAACAAGGGTGGGAACCGGATTTTAACGAATATGAAAATACGGCAGCAGTGGCAGCAGGCGGGGCAGAACAGCCGACAATGTTACCGGGAGCATGAATGAAAGGGGAAAGATGGGGATATTAGCGGATATTTTGGAACTGGTAGAAAAAGCAGAATTAGGAAAAGAGGGGGCAACGCCGGAAAAGGTGCTTGCCCTTGCGGTGCGTAATGAGGGAAAGCGGCAGCAGTGCAAAGACAGCCGGAAAGACGGCAAAAAAAGCGTTTAGGAGGTAAAAAGAATGGCAGAAATAACGGCAGCAATGGACAAAGCAAAGGTTATCCGGCTTTTAGAGTTCTTTCCGGACATTGACGAAGAAATAAGAGCAAGAAGGAGCACAATAGCAGATTTGGACCAGTATTACAACACGGTATCCGGAATCCGGTATGACGGTATGCCAAAAGGGAACTATCAGGAATGGAGCCAGACAGAAAAAACTGCAATGAGTGTACCAAATTATGTAAGAATGGAAATCAAAATCTATCAAACGGAAATTGAAATCCTGCAGAAAGTAAAAATTGAAATCATAAAAGAAGTGTCAAGGCTGAACCTGAAGCATAAAAAAATCATTTTTGGCTTTTATTTTAACCGCATGAAGTGGGAGCAGGTGGCAGAGCGCACAAATTACAGTGACAGACAGTGCAAAAATATCCGGGACGAAGCACTGGGGAAACTGCTGGACGGCTTCCGGAAAAACAAAGTGCTGGCAGAATACCGGATAAGGGAATGAAACATTGCACGGAATTGCCCGTTATTACCTGCTATAATGGACAGAAAAAGGACGCTTTTTGAAAGGCCGCAGGGCGGCAGAAAGACTTTGTTTCCGGAATTTACAAAGCATATTTTTTTATAAGTTCCGGGAAAAACGGAAAACAGAGATTTTGAAAACAAACGAAATGAGGTGGGAACATGGGGCGGAAAAGGAACCCGGAGAGGGACCGGAGCCTGCGGCGGTACATTGAAAGCGGCGGCTCTGTGACGCTTGATGAACTGGCGGCGGCGGCAGGCGTACCAAAAGCACGTATAAGCAAATGGAAATCAGAAGACAGGTGGGAGGAAAAGCTGAAAGCAGCCCCGAAAAAAAGAGGGGGACAGAGGGGCAATAAGAATGCGGCAGGAAGGACACCGGCAAAAGACGGGAACAGGAATGCCGTCACACACGGCGCGTATGCAAGGACGGGAATAGAAGACATTACGCCAGAGGAAGCGGAGAGAATAAGGCAGGTAATGCAGGGGGACAGCATACAGCGTATGCAGGACGAACTGCAAAGCCTTCTGATACGCAAGACATATTTGGAAGGATTATTGAAACAGTACACGGACCCGGAAGCAGAGGGCAGATACTATGTTGACAAGATCGTACATATGGTAGTGCCAAAAGGGATTGAGGAACAACAGCAGGAGCAGGAAACAGGCATTGAAACAGGGCAGGCACAGGACCCGGAAGCAGCAGGAGAAGGGGCAGACGGCAGCAGTGAGAAATTAAAGACTGCTATGAAATCCATCATAAAGGCGAGCGCATTTGACAGGGCAATGAAAGTGGAAGGTGAACTGAACCGCCTGCATGGACGCATCATAAAGCAGCTTGACAGTATGAAGTCATACGAGATCGAGCAGCAGAGACTGCAACTGGAAGAACGCAAGTACAGCCTTGCAAGGCAGAAGCTGACAGGCGAGATTGTCATAGATGATGAAGGGGAAGAAATCATCGACGAACCGACAGCCGGAGACGAAGACGGGTAGGTTCTTCCGGCGTTACGGAGAAGGTGCGGGTACGTCGACGCCCGGGCCCTGCCTAGATAAAAAATGAAAAAAACGCTTTCCGCTTCCGGGGCAAAATTATGAAAGGGGGTGTCTTTTTTGAAAATGTATACAGCGGCGGCGGTGGCACGGCGGCTGGATATGACGGAACGCAATGTGCGTCTGCTGCGTGACAAAGGCGTGCTGACCGAATACAGGCCGGGGCTTTA